TGTCATCAACTCGATCCAAATGACGAAACATTCGATCCCTACCGGGAATCACGAATTCGCGACCGATCCAGCTTATCACACGCCAAACAGCAAGACCGAAGCAAACAAAGATGACAAGCAACACGCCTGCCACCGTGTAGTTGCTTTCTGTCAGCCATTCCTTAGCCTGCGATGGGTCGATCTGTCCTATCACTTTACCAACCCTTTCGCCTGTTCAAAAGTGAGATAGCCGACATGATCCTTACGCTCCGAGCCCTTTGAAACCTCGAACCGTGGAGTCACTGGAAACGGATGATCCTCGACAATGCCGACTTGCCATCCAGCATCCAAGAACTTCTGCATTTCGCATCGCTTCCATCGCTCGCATGGTTCACATTTCTGCCCTTCGGGAGCGATGAATACCAATATCTCGATCTTCAATGGCTTGTCCGATGGGCTTGGTATCGGCTTGGGATCTTCGATCGGAGCGGGTTGAACTGTTAGAGAATCTCGAACAGTTGCGACCTGTTCAACAAGGTCGCTCGATGGAATGTCGCATTGAGTTGGATCGGGCTTAGGGCTCGATCCAAAGAACCAACTGAACAAACAAAGACCAATCACGGCAAACATCCCTTTTTCTCCGTTACTGAGGTTCATCCAAGTGGCCTCGATTGCATCCAAGATACTTTGCGGGGCCCAGGCGTTGAAAGATCCGACACGCCGACAATCGATGTCCATTGATGCTTGCAAAGAGCGTCAATTACCGATGGGGCAATCTCAGTCCAAGAATCGTTGTGGCTGTTAAGTCGCCAAATGTAGTTGCGGTTCTTGCTGTCTTTGCGTTTGCTGTAGCCAAGCCATGCTGTAGCGTGACCTCCACCGCGACCAAGACTAACCGATTCGAGCACCCCGTTGCGACTATAGAAACTATCGTTCCAGAGCGTTCCGGTATGGACAGCACCTACGCCGCTTGCAAGGTACCGGAAGATGGCATCATAAGATTCTAGCCAAGTATGCGACCCGATTCGATAAGGGAAAGCCTTCATCCTCATATCGTCGGTTATGAGCGTTCGAGCGTTGCTTGGGTAAGGCGTTGAGTATGGTAGGTCTTTCTCGGGAAGCATACCAATCGATGTTGCGACCTTGAGCCCTGCTTCGATGGTAGATCCAGCATCGCGACCCAATAGACCTTGGCTCTGTCTTTGGGACTCCAAGTAGGCAAACAACTGCGACAACTGACGCTCAACGCTAAATGAGCCATGCACAAGAGCCCAAACGTACTCGCAAGCATTGGTAAGCGAAAATCCTTGGCAGGATCCCATGTTACCCTGCTTATCGTGCCGCATCAATGGCCGTGGATCGATCTCATCGGGAGCTGCGAAGTCTCGCATCGTAAAAGCGATCTCGGTCGAGCTTGCCTTGATCGCGTCACGATTCTCGATGGTTGGATCGTAGCCTGTGAAAAATTCACTCATCCCAAAACACCCTCTTGGTAAGAGTCTTGATGGCATCAAGCGTGATATCCCAAGCACCGACGATAAGCAGAAAAAACACCACGGCCAATCCAAAAGCAGGCATACCCATGAAGATCACCAACGCAATCCACGCTCCGCCTGTGGCGTCGAGTTTATTCATTACCAAGCCCCCGCAATTTCCCGATTGATCTTGGCGATCTCAGATTCCTTACCTGCAAAGCTTGCAGGCAAATCGAGTTTGTCAATCGCTTCATAGACTTTGTTCAATGCGTCTTTTTGCTTAGCCCCTGCATTATCGGCAATGAACTTCGTCCATTGCTCTTGATCTTTGATCTCGCCTGACTCGATCTTCGATGCTGCCTCTAAGAATGCCTGCTTGTAGGCTGATCGGATGGATGGTAGCGTCTGAGAGACGACCGACTTGAGCTCCTTCGGTTGTGGCTTGTCCGATGGTTGCTGGTTCCGCAACATCGCAAAGACCGCCACCGCAGCGACGATCCAAGGCAACCAATTTTCTTTCTTTGCTTCCGCCATCATCCATCCTTGTGTATTGCCCGTCTCGCTCCGACTAACCCGCTTGTAAGGAATTGAAGGTTAGTAGGTAGTCGTTGCGATCTGGGCTTAGTCGTTATCGTCGTCGCTGACCGTGGAATCGAAAGGCTCGCCAACCGCAACATCCTCCGAAGGATTCTCGACCTTCTGCGATTGCCACCAGAGCCAAAGCTTCAACGCGATTTGAATGAGCAGAAACAGCGTTGCTGGATCGATGCCCACTAGCTCAGGATGCGAGCCGAAAAGCAACTTTCCAGCTTCCTCATCGCCGTCGATGGTCCTTGCAACGAGGTCAGCCACCGTTGGATCCGATCGCCTAGCGATCCAAATTTCACGAGCCGCTCGACGTGCCTTGAGCCTGTCAGCAAATTTTACGCGATTCACTTGATTACCTCCGGCTTTGGATCCACTGGACGAATCGATTCACCGACAACCCACGCCCCAACAGCGTAAACCAGGATCTGTATTTGATCCTCGGTCAAGGGAACCTTGTCCTTGAGGACGACGACAGCAACGGCTGCCAACGATACCCAAAAGCGTTTGGACTTAAAAAGACTTTCCATGTTTTTGACTCCTTTCCCGCATTTTAGGCTTGACCCGCTGAAATTGCAAGCAACGGCCCTAAATTCATTTTGGACGCGTCTTTTTTTTCTTGGCTACTTTCGTCCGTGGTTGCCTCTTCCGCTCCATATTGAGCCCAAGGAAAGCGTTTAGAGCGTCAAAAATCAATCGGCTTTTGGTGGTCTTTCGCTCGATTGCTGCGCGATCGATAACGTCCCAAAAGTCCGGCGGTTGCGAGATGTTCTTTCGTTGCGTCATTGGGTTACCTCGATCCCTGTACCGGCTTGATCCTCTGGCCCAACGTACCACTTCTCGACGGTTAGTCGGTTGACCTGTCCATCGTCGATGTAAGCAACTTTGTTCAGCGCATCGAGAATTGCTTTTCCAACATTGTCTAAATCGGGCTTTGTTGTCTTTGGCTCTGGCTGTTGCCGTCGCTTCTTGCTGTGGCCCTTAGGTCGCTCGAACCAACAAAAGATCCGAATCGAAACCGGCCCCTCGATTACCTCGCCGCCTGCGTTGACATAGGCTAGCCTGATTGCTTGCTTGTACGCATGTATCGGATGATGTTGCTCTGTGTAGGCCCTCGGAAAGCCGTTCTTCGTCGAGACCTTTGGCCGAGGTTGCGCCACCGGCTCGCCTGGGATGAAAATTATCACTTTGCTTCCTCCTCTTGGATTTGTTTAAGCTTGGCAATCGAGATCCTGTAAGCCATCTTCTGGCCAAGCTGATAGTTCCACGCTTTCCACTCTGATCGCTTCTTGTGTTGATCCATTTTTTGAGTTGAGTGTTCCACAAGCTTTTCAAAGTATTCGATCAATTCTTTGATTCTCACTTTGTTTCCTCCTCTTGAATCAATCGATCGAGATACCACCGAGCCTTTTTAAGATCCTCGATGCCGTTTTTAAACCAGCACCGCAAAACGTACTTGAGCACCTGCCAATGTAAACCAGCCGCTTTGTTGTTTGGAGCCTTGGCAATCGCCGCTTCGATAATGTCGATCGTCTCAGCCGGTAATTGCTTGTAGTGCGATGGGTTGACCGGATCTGTTGTCAAGGATTGCTTTGCGACTGGCGGTTCGTTTATCGCGTCATTCGCCTCCCAAATCGCTTTCATCGTTCGCTCTGCTATCTTCTGCGCCTCGGTTGGCTCTCTTTTTGTAGGTTGCTCAACCGCTTCGGGCTCGACTGGCTTGCAGTCAATGAGATACGGCCAAAAATTTAACTTGCAATAGTCAACCTTAACCTTGCCGTGACAAGGATTATCGACAACCTCGCACAACACCCAAACCTTATCGCCAACTTTAAGTTCACTCACCTTGCACCTCGCTTCCTTTTTTGTAATTCGTAATAATCTCAGTCCCGTCAAGTATGTCGCTTTCATGCCGAAACTCTTTGTTTGCCGCCCAGAATCTTTGACCGTAGACTTCGGTTGTCAACCTCGCACCGGTGTTGTCTACCTCAACTACCGTTGCTTTCACCCAAACCTTATCGCCGATTTTCATTTCTTCCTCCTTAACGCTGGATGATCGGACTTTACGACGGCTCTGAGTGCGTCGAATAACTCTTTGGTTCTTGCCTGAGATTCGGTCAGCTTTCGACTCGTTCGCTCAAGCTGCTTGCGAAGGTCTTTGTTTTCGGATTTAAGATCCTCGATGTTGGCAAAGTATTCGGAAAGTTTCATTCCAGGCTACCTCCTTTTGGTGAAGTTGTCGCGGTTGTCGCATAAAAAGTTGTCGCGATATAGGGAGACAAAGACAGATTCACCCAGGGGAGCCCAAAAGGATCCCAAAAGGATAGGCACACCCAAAAGGGAACAAACTGCGACAACTTCTATATATATATATATATATCAATGAATTTATTGGTTTTTTGTTGTTTTGAAGTTGTCGCAAAGTTGTCGCAAACTTGTCGCGATTGTCGCAAACTTTTGCTAATGCTGTCTTGGATTGCATTTGTTTTTCTTACCTTTCAAAACCGTTATCTGTTTTGCGACAACTTTTGCGACAACTTTTGCGACAAGTTTAGGAGTCTATTTTTGAGACTCGGATCTGCTCTTTGCCGCCTTTGCCGTATGGCTTTTGCTCGAGTTTGATCTTACCTTCGGATTCCAGCCTGACAGCCGCCGAAACAAGATCGCCCTTGGAAATGTGCTTTCGATTCATGATCGTTCGCAGGCTGACCCACCCAGGAGCTTTTGAAACGAAATCAAGGATAGCCACCTCGCCCCGGCCCTTATGCGTGTTGACTGTGTTGTTCTCGATCAGAGTGCAAGCCGATCGGGTAAGAAAGTTGCTTAGCCTGATCGCCCATTCAACGTCCTCGACCTCGATCTTACCGGGATCACTCGCCTGCTGGAATTCGTTGAGTAAACCTAAATCATATCGGCTTGCCCAGTGAACCAAAGCGTACTTCATCGTTCTGGCCGCTGTCCTAGTCCATAGGCTTGACCGCCCATCGTCCTCCGCGCTTGATCGCTCATGGATCGCCATTCGATGCCGATTCCACCTTGCGAAAGCCTCATCAGTCATGTTGATAACGTAGGGATCCGGCCTTTCGTTTATAGATCCGTCGATGCGTCCCATTGGCTTGATTCCTAGCCAACCCGATACCCTGTTGCGAAGGCTATCTGGAACCCTTGCCATCTTCGGAAACTCTTTGAGAGCCGGTCTTTCAGTCACCACCCAAAAGGCTATTCGGTTTATCAACCCATTCTCAACGTCTTTGAAACTGAGGCTATCAAAAATCGTTCCTTGGGTGCTTAATCCAAGTAGAACCAAATGAGGCTGATCGATGGCGTTCTTGCACCCGCTGGCGTGCGCGTTGCCGCTGTAGCGGGTTTCGGCCTTGTTGTAGAGCTCGAGCAGCAGACGGCCAACCTGAGCCTCCATCGGTTGCTTCCGCTTTCCGAAAACATTCTCTAGGTAGACTCCGAACTCGTCTTTGACCCAGATGCAAACAGGATTATCCGCCATGTAGCCTAGCAATCCGTTACCGCTTTGAACTCCTGCAGGCATGACCATACCTGGAGCATCGACCGCATCCATGATCCGTGTTATGGTCTTTTCGCAAGCTTCTTTGCCGCATCCGGTAGGCCCGAGGATTA